AAGTCTGCTTCCATAGCTGGTTCTTCTACCAATGCTACTGCATCTACTCCTGTTAGTTTATCTAGTTCGTCAATAAGTAATTCGAAAATCTTCATAAATATAAATAGGTTTTATCCTCCCAACGTTCTTCTGTTGTTTAACTTAGCATCTGCCTCTTGAGCTGATCTAGCATCTCCTGAGAGTACATAAGCTTTAATTGTTGGTTCTGGACATATTTCTTGTACTGGTGCTTGTTGTGGTGTCGGTGCAGCTGCAGGACCTCCTGCTCCTAACCCTGCTGAAGACATAGAAGGCATTGGTACATCTCCTCCTACTCCTTTACTAGCTTTTTTAGCTCCTCTAACAGCTGAGACTACTGCTGCGATAATTCCTGCTGCCTGGACTGCATAAGCTATAAGTAATGGAATATTTGCTGGAAATCCAACTGCTGCTGTTTTAGCTGCACCTGTAGCTGTTGCTACTGTAGCTTCTGAAGCTTTTAATGTTGCAAAGGTAATTGTCTTTTTAGCCTCCATAAACAATTCCTTAGCAGCTAATACTTGTTTTGCTATTAGTGCAGCTCTACCTACTTTACTTTCAGCTCCTGCTATAGCTATAAGATTATCTAAACCTTGTCTTCTAGCAGCATCTAACTTCATTTGATTCTCAATAACTGCTAAAGTATATTCAGCTTCATCTGCTACCTTCTGATGGTTTATTATTTCTACATTTTGTGCAGTAAGACCTGCTACTTCTATTTCTTCTAATCCTTTAGCTTTAAGAGTATTTACTGTAGTTACTTTTTCTCTTATAACTACATCAGACATACCCTCTCTTATTCTTTTCTGTTCAGCTGCCTGTAAAGCTAATAATTCTGTTTCTTTTTTGTATATTTCTTCTTTCTCAGCATTAGCAGCTTTTAAATTTTCTAATTCAGTTTCAATTAACTCCTGTCTAATCCTAAATATTTCTTTAGCATCTTCTCCTGCAGCTTGTGCTATAGCTAATTCTCTTTGTAACTCTTGTATAGCTAAGTCTGTAGTTTCTACTATAGCCATTTGAGCTCTTTCTGCTGCATCTGGTAAGATACCTAAGAACTCTAGTACTGGTCTAGCAGCATCCATTAAATCTCCAAAGAGATTCTTTATTCCTTCTATTGCTTGACCTATAAAAGGTACTGAGTTAGCAAATTTCTTAGCTCCTGCTGTTATATCATCCCAATAAGCTATAACGGTACCTAATGCTACTATAAATGCACCAATACCTGTAGCAATTAAAGCTTTAGATGTTGTACTACCAAATAATTTAGCAGCAACACCACTCTTCTTCATTACTAAAGAAAGGTTACCAAATCCTTCTGCGACATCTTTAACTCCCAAACCAACTGCAATGGCTGAAGCTGCTTTCTTTTCAAATTCTCCAAAAGCTTCTGACTCTACTCCTAATACTCCTAAAGTACCAACTACTGTAGCTAATGAACCACCAAATACTCTAGCTGCTCCATCAGCAGCCATAAGTTTATCTTCTAGCTTTAAACCCTCTATCTCATTGTTAGTTTTCTCTATCTCTTTATTAAGAGCTTGAGCTTGTTTAGATAAATTCTTAAAGGCTTCACTATTTCTATCGACATCTTTTAACTCCTCATTAATTTGAGCTAACTCATCTTCGAGTTGCCCGAGTGTTTTCGATTCGACATCGATTTCAACTTTATAAGTCTTTGTAGCCATGTATATAAATAAAGTTTAATTTTATTCCTGGTCAGGTAATTCCATCTCAGGTATATCTTTCAAAGGAACTCCAGCTTCTTGAAGTAACTCAACAGCTAGTTTCATTTGTTCTATAGGTAATTCTTTTACTTTCATTATGTTGTAATATTATATGATACTCCGTCAGTTATAACTAATCCACTAATAAATACTTGACCTGTACTTTCTGGTGTATAAGATACTCCTAATGAATCAGTATAAGTAGATCCTACAGTAAAATTACAAGACCAAGTACCACTAGTACCGTTACTACCTTGTATATTACCTGATAAAGTAACTGTTCCTGGATTTCCAAATCCATTTCCATTTATAATTCCTGCAGTTACTGTACCTCCTGTTGAATCGTATGAAAACTGTGTTAAAGCATACTGTGAAGCATTACCAACTCCTGCAATACCAAATCCTTTATCTATTGGAAAGAAATATGGTGCACCTCCAGTATAACAACCAGTACCTGGTAAAGCTATCTGAGTTGCAGTTGGACTAATACCTGTTCCAAAACCAAATGCTGAAGGACAACCAAATAAAGTACCTCTATGGAATCCAAATATTTGATTTACAAAGTTTCCTGCTGTAAATCTAAAGCCATTATTTAATGTTGGTAAAGTAATAGGTGTTGGTGTAGGAGTTACTCCTGGTACAGGTTTAGGAGTAGGTGGTGGACCATCTTTATAAACTACTATTTGAGTTTGACACTCGTTAGTATTAGATTTTATAACATACTGAGTACATATTTGATCAGTACAATACCCAGCTGCTAAACTAGCAGAAGATACGTTCTGAGCTATTTCATTTCCTGGATCAGCACTTTCACAGTAGATAGTAAAGTTACCTACTTCTGATGATCCTGTTGTTAATTGTAATGTTACTGATCCTGCCATTATGGACAATTTGTTAATAGTTGTATTCTACCATCTGATGCTATCAATGCTGCTTTTCTCACAAATGGTGCAGTTCCTGCATTTTCTTCTAGTGACCAATATTGACCTCCTCCGTTAAATGGTGTACTTAAGCTTGAATTAGTATAAATATAATCGTTAGCTTGTAGCTGTGGTACATCTGCTGTAGAGTATACTACATTTAATCCTGTATCTGCACATGCATTAGTTACATTTCCATGAGAACTATTTCCTCTATAGATTTGTACTGCTGAAGGAGTAGGACTAGGTGTAGGTGTTGCTGTTGGAGTTATACAATCCGTAGCATAAGTAACGTTTCCGTTTTGATCTACTCTTATTTCTCTTTCTGGTGTAGTATCATTTGCTGTACCTACTCCATAATAATCATTTCCTCCATTAAATGGTGTTGTAAGATTAGCATCAGCATACATTATATCTCCAGTCTGAATATTTAATCCTCTAGTTCTAGTTGTATAGAAGTATCCATCTGTAGCTGTTGCTCCACATACTATACCTATAATTGTTTGACCAGTAGTTTTATTTAACGCATAAACCGTATCTGTTGGTGTTGGAGTAGGCGTAGGTGTACTACTTGGTGTAGGTGTAGGTGGTATAGGTGTCGGACTAGGAGTCGGAGTTGGTGTTGGACCACCTGGTGTAGCAGTTGGAGTAGGAGTTACTGGACAATTGTTACATATCTGTATATTTGATATACCAACACCTGCTGTATAATCCATTACTACTTCAAATGGTTGCCCTGCCATAAATGGTCCTTCGAAATCTGGATTTACTGTTGATAATGCTAAGTAACTTCCTGTAAATTCTGTAGATCCTGATACATCTAAGTAAACTCTATCACCATTCTGTATATCCATTGCTCTTGTTGGTCCACTTATATAATATTGTTGCCATCCTGAGTTAAATATTGTATCTCCACAACTAAATGAACTGTTAATATATCTAGGCTCATCTCCTACGTAAGCACTATATCCTTGTGTATTAGGTACTGCAGCACAAGATCCTGAATCATCTCCTCTTAATGTTAATCCTCCAGTTCCACCTGTAATTAAGCTATAAGATATTCTTCTTGAGAATGATCCTGTCTCGTAACCGTAACATTTATAGTCATTCGATATAGCATATTTAGTTGAGTCTGCTAACTGTTGTGTAAGTGCTGCATCAACATAAATCTTATCACCATCCTGTGCATTTGCTACATCGGTAAAGGCTGTAGTATATCTTACTGTATTTATTTCTCCTACTTCAGCAGAACATTGATCTGTATTAGTAGCTGAACTACCTACACTACTAAATAATTGGAATGCACTACCTGATCCACAGTTTTCTCTAAAGACTGTTATACATCCTGTATTACTTATTGCAGTAGTTATTCTAGCTGTACCGTAAGTATCAGTTCCTGAACCAGAATCTATTGTTGAACCACTTTGGAATATTGCAAAGTTAAGGTTACCACCTTGGAATCCATTCTGTAAGTAAGGATCACTGTAGAAACATCCTGATTCATCTACTGCTATATCTTCTAATGGTTTACTGTGGTAAACTGATCCTGTCATTGGTACAAAACATCCAAATCCAAATGTATATCCTTGTGAAATACTGGAACTATACAATGCTGGTGGTAAAGTTGGAGTAGGTGTTGGTGTTGCAGGTATACAAGTGCTAACATTTTGAGCTCCATTAATTAATAAGTATCTAAAGCTACTACCTGTTACAGCATATCCAGTAGATCCAGAAATATCTGAGATTACAAAGTTAGTATTATCTTGTAATTCAACATTTAAGTTAGAATTAGCATATAATCTAGTTCCTGTAGTTAATTGAGCTGAAGAACTAATAGTATCTGAATAAACTGTGTAGTTTTGTGGTTGAGCACAAGGATCTAAACTTAAATTAGTTGTTCTACTAGCAGAGAATTGATATATTTCAGTTCCACATGTTTGATATAGTGAAATTACACCAGATGAGTTAATAATTACAATAGCTCTTGATTCTGGATAAGGATTTCCTTGAGAATCTATAGAAGCTGATTGATGTATCATATATCTACCACTACTTCCTTGGTAAGGTATCTGAGTTTGTATGTCTGTATAAGCAACTCCTGTATTATTTTGTAATAAAGTAGCTAAATCATCTCTTAAGAATACACTTCCTGTTGGAGGATTGAAACATCCTTCACCTCCTATTGTAGAACCAGCATCTATTGAAGCACTAGTCATGTTTAGAGGTATTGTTGGTGTTGGAGTTGGTGTAGCATATACACAAGTACTAATATTATTAGCACCTCCAATTAAATTGTATTTAAATGAACTACCAGTACTAATGTAAGAATCACTAGCTGAAATATCAGATATAGCATATAAATGGTTATCAAATAATTCAGTTGTTAATGTAGCATTAGTATAAATTCTATCTCCTGATGTAATATCATTTACTGTACTAAAGTCTCTAGTATAATATGTTTGAGTTAATGGTTTAGAACAAGGATCAACGTTTAAGTTTTGTTGAGGAGTACCAAAGAATTGATAAATTGATCCTGAACAATCTTGACCTTGTACTGATGGTGTACCTGCATTACTTACTGACCAAACAGCATTGTCACTACCACTTTGGAATCTAAAGTATCTATTAGCTCCCTGGAATACAGTTGTTAAATTACTATCTGTGTATATTGTAGCACCAGTAGGCCAGTTTGGAATTATTTTATTAGTAAATAATGACTGAGTTAATGGAGCAGTACAAAGATTACTAGTAAGACTATTCTCTGATGCACTAATTGGGAATGCTACAAGAGGTGTAGGTGTTGGTGTTGCATTTGGAGTTGCTGTAGGTGTAGGACAAATACTTAAATTAGTAAATTGACCAGTATTTAACAATCCTGCAATATAAGGTGAACCACTTAATGGTGCTTCGTTAATACCATAGTATAAATTATTACCTCCTTGATCCCATAATTGAGTTAAAGCAGTATCTTCATAGAATAATGAAGCAGTAGTAATTGTTTCTATTGCTCCTAATGTACTATAAGCTATATAAGCATCTGTATCGTCTGCACAAGCATCTCCTAAGTTTAAGTGAGCAGAAGTAAATCTAAACTCATTAACTCCAGCTGGTAATGTTGCTGTAGGTGCAGGAGTAGCACTTGGAGTAGGTGTTGGACCTGCTGTAGCTGTTGGAGTTGATGTCTGTATCGGTGTAGCAGTAGGAGTTGGTGTCGGTGTTGGTGTAGGTCCTACTGGTGTTGGTACAAATGTTGGAGTAGGTGTAGGAGTATTTAAGTCACAATCTAAACTACTTGTAGTAGCAGAAACTGCAAATGTACATCCTGTAAAGTCTAATCCTTCGAAATAAGCTGGATAAAGTTTAATTAACTCTACTGTAGCTATATCATCATCTGATAAGTTAAATCCTTTGATTAAATTTATACGATAAAAAGTATCCTTAATGAATACTCTGTCGTTTAAGTTAATATTATAATATTCGTTTTGAGTGAACTGTAAGTCCATCGTTACTTTAACACTATCTTCCCAATATAAACTCTCAATATAAGTAGCCCAATACTCATCATAAGCATTAGTACCACCAGTTAAGTTGTTTGTATAACTAAAAGGAGCATAAGTTGTGTTATAGTTTAAGTTTTTTGAGGTATTTGTACCTGGAGCATTAGAAATATTAGCTATAGTAGCATAACTACCAGTAAATAAGTTAGAAGCTCCTCCTCCTGCTGGTCCTATGTATATTCCAGTTCCATTAGCTGTAGTTGGTATAGATCCATTAACTTTATAACCTAATCTAGGTTTAAAAGCATAAGATTTTACTTGACTACTCTCTAATTTATATAAATGAGGAAAAATAAAGTTAGTAGATGTATCTATTTGTAAAGATCCATTACCACCTGTACCTGTTCCTGTAGCATCTGTTTCAAAAGGACCTCCTGGTATAGTAGGAGCAAAATAATCACCTATAGTTTTCTTTCCTAACGAAACATTATTATCTGCAATTAATCTTAAACTACCATATTGTCTATATGGATCAGTTTCTTTAGCTACCTTAGAAAATCTATCATTATCTTCTTTATCAGTTAAGATAATTTCTTTTGGTTGTTCATCTACTGTATGATTTATAGCAATACGAGTAGCTGTATTATATTTTTCAGTCCAATCTTTAATTGCACCTGATCTCATCCAATCATCAAAAGAATCTATAGAAATAATTCTTTCTTGACCTTTAACTGGACTAAGAACTAAATTAAATTTATTTACTAAACCTTTTAGTATGTCTAACGACTTAGTATTACCACCAAACTGTCTTCCCATGTTAACTGTAGCACCTACAGTAGCTTGAGGAGCTTGAGTACATTTAAAATCAGTACCAAATCCAAATAAAGTTAAATTAGGAGGTGATCCTGAAAGTACTTTATAAGTTACAGTAAGAAATACTTCATTCGTTGATGAAGCATAAAATTGTGCACCTACAGATAAAGAAATAGAAGTAAATCCATCTGCAGAAGATAATGTTCTAGTCTGAGAAGATCTATTAGTACCTGAAGTTACTCCTCCTGATCTACTACCCTGCATTAACATTAAAGTAACCTCTACTTGAGCACTACTAAAAGCAACAGGGTTAAAAAAAGATATTTGACCTTCAAAAGTATGGTCACCAATACCTGCTATTTGATAATAATGATCTGTAGTATTNNATTAAAAGCACCAGTAGGGTCAGAAGAAACTGTATCTAATTCTATTAGATCTACATTCTGATTAGGTGCTGCAGGTGCAATTACAGTTTGGTTAAGACTGATTCCTGCATCACAAGTAGCTACCTGTCCTGGTTCTCCTACGATTCCTAAACCTTCTTGAGCTTTAGGTAAGATATATAAGTTTTCAAAGTCACTACCACTAACAAAACTACCGGTATATCTAAATCCTACTTGATCAAATATAACATCTAAAGTATCTTTTACTTTAACTGCTGGTACTAACTGTTGTGCTTGTAGTGGAGTTAAACTATTATCTGCATAATTTCCTGCTGATGAACCTGATTCTCTAAAAGCAAACCAAGGTAATTGTATATTTTCAGGATCTTCAAAGCCATAAAAAGCCATAGGATAGTAAATTGAACCGGATAATAGTTCATTATTCCATGATCCTGTAATATTAGCATAGTCTAATGTATGATTTAAGTAATCCCAACTACCTGATGCTATTAATTTACTTCCTAATGCGTCATTAAACGTTACAACTTGGTCAGTTATACGACATTTATAGGTTACAAAGCCCATATCATCTGCAATAACCTCTAATAACTGGAATTGTCCGTCTAAGACTGTCTCTCCGTTTAAAATAATGTATCCTGTAATACTATTATAAAATGCAGGAACGCCGTTAGTACCGACGTTGTATGCATGTTTAAAAAATGTATTATTTTCTTTAGTTCCTGGTAGATCGAATTGCTGAGAGCCTACTCCAAAGAAAGATCCGATGTCTTGATTCTCAACAGCTGAGATATCAATCCTTAGTGGAATATTATTATCAATGTCTAAGTCATAAGTTGTTCCATCGTGTATGACTCTAACAATTACATCTGCCATTTTATCTACCTAATTGTTGGTTTGCGTATTCGAATGTAATATCGTATTGGAATGTTTTTTGACTTCTTTTGTTAGTATTGTGAACATAAGAACCATTTGTAATTACAACAGGAAGGAAATTATCTCCACTTTGTACAAATACTGAAGGAGATTCTAACATTTCACTAACCCATTCTGCTTGTTGTTGATCTAACCAATCCGTAGATACATTTATTACATCGTTATATTGTATGTTAAAATTATCTTTACCTCTTCTTGCAGGATTATAAACTGACAATTGACTAGAATAATTAACCATAGGTCTAGTTATAGTCTGTCTAGTCATTGCTGTAGTTTTTCTTTGTGGTAAATTCCAACCAAAGTAATCCCAAAAGCCAAATTTATTAATGAAAGCAAATCTTAGTCTTTCATAGTTACAATTATCAGCTTTAGTTAAAGTATAATTTTGTGAGTCAACTGATACAGTAATAGTATCCCATCCAGTTACTCCTATATTTTTTCCACCTACCGGTATAGTATTAAATCCATTTACTAAGTTATAAGTTGAAACTGGTCCTGGATTATAATTTACTTGAGCGGTTGTTAAACTTCCATCATTATAAATTGATAGAGTTTGGTATTCATCTTCAGTTATGTATTGATCTGTTTGAGGCATGTTACTTAAAACATCTTGTGCCTGCCAATTGAAACTAGTTCCATTATTAGGATCTACTACAGCACCAAATACTTGTGCTGGTGACGTTGATACTCCTGGATCACCTGGACTACCATTACCATCGTATAAAGTTACTGAAGAAGATACTGATGTACCATACTCTTCACCAAATAAAATATCAAATGTTTGTACTGAAGCTACTGGTAATACATTAGTAGATGTTTTCCAATTTTGATCGTAGTCAATATAGTCATTAAGTATTCTTGAAGGATCAAATACTCCTGCTCCTTGAGGATTAGGATATTGTCTTATTCTAGTTAGTAAAGCTCCTCCTTGCTTAACGTCCATAACATACTGATACTGAGGTTGACCAGATTCTGTAGATGTAATCGTATACAACAAATGAGTATATGTTGCATTAGGATACGGTGGTTGTGCGTTTACTGTTATCATTATTTTCTAAATACTTTTTCGAATTGACTATCTAAATATTTTTCTAAAGCTTTATCTGTCTTAGCATTAAATCTTGTTTCTTCCCAAGCATCATTAATAAATGGTTGAGCAGCCATTTTATATGTACCGCTGTTAACGTATTGACCATAATACAGCATATCTACGCCGGATTTAACCGTCTCTCCGCTTATATCTGCAAATGTCTTTATACTATCTTTAAGAGCACCATATTTAGGAGGCTGAGGACCTTTATCCCTAACTGGTACTAAACGTTTAAGATTATTCTCAAACTCTTTACCGAATGCCTTTAAAGACTGTAATAATGCTTCTTTCTCTGTCATATTATGGTGTTGGGCATACTCCTGGGCAATCTAATGATCCAGTTTCAATTATTGTTAGATTCCAATTACCTCCTGGTGGTTGTGGTGCTGCTTCTGTTCGTGAACTAGCTACCCATATACCTCCTACTTCTCCTGTACCGTGTACATTGGCCTGTCTTCCGATAAACCTCTGAGTATCATCGAATGGATAAGGAGTAGTAAATGCTTGATCGTACCAAACTGTTTGACCAATAAAGTCATTCATAGAATAACTACAAGATATAGATGCACTATATTCTACTTCTGAAGCAATATAAAATTGTCTCCATCCTGCTGCACTATCACCACATCCTGCAGTATCATTTTCAATTTTATATAATGACTCAGAAACTGCATTGTCTAAAGTACTGTAGTTAAACAGTTGAGCTCCTTGATCGTCAGAATCAATTGGCCAAGGATAAGCTGTTTTAGGTTGTACTATTTCTATATCTCCATAGTAATAAGCTCCTGATTCATCATCTCTAACAAATGCTCTTGTATATCTTGTAGAATTAATCGACATTGGTAGTTGATACTCCCAAGGATTTAATCCTATTTGACTAGCAGTATAAGCTGTACCTTCCATCATATTATCTGCAGTAGATCCTGTACTAATTTGGAATCCATATTGATCAAAGTTTCTACCTGCAAAGTTATCCACCTGACCACTAATTAATGAACTAGTAACTGTTTGTGGTATAGATGTTCTAGTTTCTATTATTGGGAATGCACAAGGTACTAAAGTATTTACAATGTTACTAGCTGTAAATTGCATCCATTCAATATCTATTGCTGCATAAGAAGGAGTAGCTGCTATTGATTCACTACCATAAGCTAATCTATAAGCTGATCCATCTGATATAGCTGAACCTGTATATACTGTACTTAAATTAGGATCAGAGTAAACTTCTTTACCTACTATTCTATCTGGCCATACAGGATCTGTATCTCTCCAATCAACATAAACACTTTCGAAGTTTAGTGATTGAGATAAGTCACAACTTCCTGACAACGACCCTGATTGATTGTTATGATCTATTTTAAATTCAAAGTAGACCGGAGCTGCCGTTGGTGACGGAGTCGGAGTTGGAGGAACTGTAGGTAGTGGTGTAGCCGTTGGCGTAGGACTAGTAGTAGGTGTAGGCGTTGGAGTGCCTCCTGGTGTACCTGTCGGAGTAGCTGTTGGCTGAACCGGAGTTGATGTTGGTGTACTCGTAGGAGTACTTGTAGGTGTAGAGGTTGGAGTACTAGTTGGAGTCGACGTTGGTGTGGCTGTTGGTGGCGGTGTTGCTGTTGCCGTAGGCCATACCTGTGGATAGTCACAATAGTTCCAATTGAAAGGTGTAGCAACTTCAATAGTTGCAACCCATCCAAACACTCTATCTTGAAATGCTTCATTAACCGGACTTAAGTCGGTCATTGTTATTTCGTATACTTGTTGACGTTCTGCTGGTCCAAAATTAAACCAAGCAATTGTGTCATATATTCTTTGTTCTGTTTCTGATAAAACTCTAACTGGTGATTGATCCGATAAAGACGGAACATCCATAGAGTATAATTCAAATGTTAGACTTCTTACTTTATCTACTACACCTGGTGATGATATAGGTCTAAGATAAACATAAGGATAATTTTTATTTACGGCATTAGCATCTAAAAAATCTATAGTACCGGTATCAAATGTAGCAACTGCAATAGAGGCATTAGTAGCAGCCTGAAACTGTTCTATAATATCTCTATATGTTAAATTATTTTTTGGGTAACTCATGATCGTTTCATAGTTTGTATTGCCTGTTTCTCTAATCTTTGTACTTCAGCATTATAATCTTTATCTATCTCTAAATAGTTCATAGCAGTTAGAAAGTTTACGTCAGTAATGGATTTGTCTCCTGTAATTTGTAATATACCGGACTTAGAGAGGTTGTAAAGAGTCCCCCACCAGCCCCAGTGGCCAGAGAAAGAAGATCCATCTGATCCTTCATCATCTCCTTGTGCATCGTCTTTGTTATTTTCTTCTCCAAAAAAAGAATATTTGTCGAGTATAGATTTACGGTCGACAAAAAAAAACTTAAAGCTCCTAAAAATATATGTGCTGGAAAGTTTCTAAATTCTTCTTCTACTTGCTTACGTTTATCTGAGTCATACTCTTCTGTCTTATACCAATCAAAAACATTCTCTACTTTATTCTTTAGCATTTTTATTTTTTGTTTGATATGAAACTCTAAAGATTTAAATCTATGTGACTTGATAGGACGATAAAATATTGCTGCTACTTTGTGAGCATTAGCTTCAAAATCTTGTACTAAGTTTTCTAAGTCAATATACTCTCCTAAGGTAGAGGCTTTTACTGGTGAATAACCATACAATACACCGTTCCATTCAATGATAGAGTGGAACTCCTGCTTGTGATCTACAATTTCACTGAAGTGATTAGCTAGATCTGTTAAAGAGGAGAGAGACCATCTTCTCACATCACTCTTTTCCTTACCGGTTATAGCAGATACAGTGTGTACTAACCTACCAAAATTACTATCACCCTTATAACCATTCAGTTTAACGTACTGATCTATAGTTAAATAATCGGGTAATGTGATATCGAAAGAAGTATTTGACATAAAAATAAATATTTAAATAAGTTTTTAACGGGTGGGTAATGTGAATCTTTGTTTACCTACTTTAGATCCGAGGGTTTTTATCTTAATCGGCTTACGATCCATGAAGGCGACCCGCGAATAATTGGCTAACATCAACGAATCTATGTGGTCATCCTTGTATCCGGTAGCGTGACTAAATGTTAATTTACCGTTAGGTGATAATTTGTATGTATAAGAACCAAATTCACGGTGTAAAGCCGGTAGTAAATCACGAGTTGGTAACTCGACATTCATTGATTCTATATCAGATATTAGTTTACGAACTAGGTCAGTCTTACGGTCTTGGGTCATATAAAATTCTTTTATACGTCTAAAGTTAGGACGAATCAGATCGGCCATAGCCTTTCCTATACCGTTACACTCTATAAGACCGCCGATGACGTTGTATTGTTTCATAATAGAGATATACTTAGAGGCAATCTCCTGTAACGACAGGTTATTTAGCGTCTCTACATTAAGTACTGTACCGACTGGTGATAATATAGTCAATACAGAAAAATCATCTGTTAGACCGGTATCTATTCCAATGAAGGCATCCTGGCGACGGACCTGGAAATTAGTAATCGTAGAGACTTTGTCTATACCTATAAACACATCATTGGTAGAATCTACAAATTCTGCTTCAAACTCTTGTTTAAAAATGTCGGGTGGCAGAGATTTTTTAGCCTCACTAACCAAGATATTGGATACATACGGGCATTCGGTTAGAGGAAACTTAAAAGCAACCACTCCTTCTTTGTTGTACCAATTGTAAAAATGGTTCTTACCTTTGGGTGTTGATATCATAAGGCATTTCTTTCCACTAGGGTTTAGTGTAGGAAGTATAGCCGTACCTAAAGCCGTCTCTTTTATAAAGGCAGTCTCATCTAAGATAAGATGTGTGAACCTAAAACCTCTAATGTTGTCTGGAGAATCTGAAGATAAGAACTTTATAGTTGAACCGTTTATAAATGTTACAGTACCTTCCATACGGTTGGAGGCTGAAACTAACTTTTCAGACGAACTCACTATTTGATCCATAACCGATTTAGCTTGAGAGTAAACCGGTGATATCCATCCACCCTTTTGATTTGGTTTTTGCAATAGCCAATACAGCATTAAATTTATTCCTAATAGTGTTTTACCTGAACCCCTAGGTGCTGCTACTACTCCAAATAACTCTTTGGATGAAGCAAACTTATCTATAAACTCTTTTTGTTTTTTATATGGGGTAAATAAAGTAATGTCCATTTAAGTGTTTTTAGTTAGCAAGGTAGGCTATGTTAGGCTATTCTGAGACTAAATCAAGAATTGTAGAGATAAAACTTTACGTCTACAGTAAACCCATTGACAACTTCTATCAATTTAAAATCTTTATAAGTTTTTTTTATGTAAGGGGTAAACTTTCTGCTTACTACATGATCATTGCCATACCTGTCCTCATCCATAGCATAAATTAAAACCATCTTACCTATCTTAAATAACTTATCTAAATACTTCTTGTATACTTTCTCTTCAGTAAGGTGATAGAGTACATCCAGACTAATGGCCAGGTCCTTCTTTTTAAATTGTGTATCCCTTGAATAGAACGTGTATGCCCCATTATCTTTAAACTTATGTATACATCTATTACGAGCAGATTTACTAACGTCATATCCAAAGTATTCCGGAACATCTATTAGTGATATATTATTACCATCACCATGTCCTAAATCATTGATGGACTTTATATTATATTTCTTAATCAAAGAGTTTATTACATCGGCCTTATATATGGCTGAGTTACCATATGATCCTATACCACTAGTACCTCCTTGACTATATCTATCTTCCCAGAATTGTTTACTGCTAAACTTCTTCACCAAACTTTAAATTTATTTGTTGTACGGCCACTAAATGTTTCTGTACATCATTACCTGAGTACTTCATTATCTGGTCTATTGCTTTTTGTCTTATGGCCGGATTGTTATCCATTAGTAGGTTTCTTAACTCCTCTTGTGCTGGGTGTAATAGTCCTTCTAGTTTATTTCTCCATACCTCTTCATATTGGTCTTTAGCCTTCATCCAATAGTTAAGGTAGGTAGGTACACTTTTATCTCCATAGTGCTCCTTACAATACTCAATCCATTTGGCTTGGGTAATACCATTCTCTGCCTTGTATCTTAGTTCACCACATTTAGCAACCCTATTCTCGATATCGACATTCGATAATCGATTAGTTGCCTGTGTGGAGGAAGATTCCCTATTATTCTCTATGTTTCCTTGTTTCTCCATATAGTATCCATATCCTATAAATATATCTTATAACTTTTTTGGTACCCTTGGTTAGACACGTTCTTTTTACTACACATATTCAAACACATATCCATTAACCGATAATGGGTACTTATATTTTGGATTA